GTAAGCAGACGGAGACGGTCGCCACGCAGCAACTGGCGCTGGCTGAGAAGGCCCTGGCCGACATGAAAGTGCGCCTGGATAACAAGGCGCAGGAACTCCAGGTTGACGCGCAGAAAGCCCAGTGGCAGTTCCAGGTCGACCAGGAGAAGAATGCTATCGACTGGCGTGAACTCGAACTGAAATATGCCCTGGGGCAGCCCAACGGCGCTCTCTTGCCACAGAACGGCAACGGACTGGAAGACACAGATGCCGATTGAGACCTACGAGATCCGCGAAGGTCAGCGGGTCGACATGCCACCTGGGGACGCACCGCCCACGGGCTCTGCTGCAGCAGGGGCCGGAACTGATGCGCCTGGCGCCACTCCTTCTCCCCAGGCCGGGGGTGAGGAGCTGCTTGTCTCGCCAGCAAGCACCCCGCCAGCGCCGGTTGGAGAGGCCGGCGCTGACACGGACGACGATGAACCTCTCCGCGACGATAGTGAGGTCAACGCTGAACGCCTCAATAGACGCTTCGCACGATTGACTGCAGCCCGCAGGAAGGCCGAACGGGAACGCGATGCCCTCGCCCAGCAGCATCAGGTGGAACTGGCGCAGACCCGCGGGCAGCTTGAGGCCGTGCAGCGCATGCTCCATGGCGCCGCACCTGACCTGCCCCAGACGCCCGTACCGCCCACCGGGCCACCGCAAGCCGAGCAGTTTGCCAGCCATGAGGATTTCGTGCACGCCGCGGCCACGTATGCCACGGACCAGCGTCTCCAGAAGGAGCGCCAGCAACAGCAACAGATGCGCTTCCAGCAGGACCTGATGAGCCGTGAGCAGGCATTTAAGCAGGCGCATCCTGACTTCGATACCGTGGTACGCGGGGGGCTGGCAGGCAAAGTCTCGCCCGTACTCCAGCAGGCGCTGATGCTGGTGCCTGATGGTCCAGCCGTGGCGTATACGCTGGCGCAGCAGCCGGAGCTGGTGCAGCGCCTCAACACGCTCCCCCCACCGCTGGTGCTGGTCGAGTTGGGCCGGCTCTCACTGGCTGCGCCCCAGCAGGCCACTCCTACCCCAGCGGTGGGACTTAACAACGGCAACGGCACCACGCCGACGCAGGCGCCCACGCCGACGCTGCACGCCCCAGAAACGCCACTCTCCGGCGCCGGGGGCGGGGCGCCCGTGCTGGCGTATAGGGATGACTTTACACAACAAGAATATGCGGCATGGAGAAAAAGAACATCACAACTTGCCGCGTGGAAAGAGCGTTAGAGGAGCAGAGGTTGCACTGGTACCGGGTTAGGCTTGCGCTTCTTTTTCGAGTTGCACGAGCGACAGCAGGCAACAAGATTCGACAGGGTATTTGGGCCTTCTGGCCCCACCGGGCTAATGTGATCTACTGTAAGGGCAGTATGCGTGCCTTTGCGACATCGCCGACACCCAGAGTGGTAGTGCGGGCAATAGACGCAACGACCATGCGCGGCGTCAATGACGAGTTGGCGCTGTTCGGGCGTAACATCGTTGATGGGAGCAGCAGCGAAGCGTGCACGCCGTCGCATGCGATGGACACGAACACGTGCAGGATTGGCTTTCGCCCACGCCCTGACTCGCGCGGAAATGGTTTCTATATGCTGGACGTAATAGAGTTGCTCATAGGCAGGATTTCTTGGCAACGGTTTCGGTCTTCGGTCATTTGCGGCTTTCACTCTCTCCGGATGAGCCGCCCGCCATTTCTTATTCGCCTCGCGGATGGTACGCGGATGTGCTTTGTTCCATTCGAGCCTTCTCTCCTTCGCTATTTGCGGGTCTTGTTTCGCACGCGGGGCTTTCGGTGGCAGAGCCGCTCGCCGTGCCTTTTGATGTGCGCGGCCTTTTGCGCGGCTTTTATCAAGGTTTGCATGGTACCGCCGGCGCTGTCCAGCATTCCTCCGTCTGTTGAGCATTGTGTGCTCTTCCGGCGTCAGCGTTGCACGTTTTTCCAGACGACGCGCGTTTTCTGCGGCAGCAAGTTTCGCGCGATTCTGCTCGCGATAGCTGGCTTGGTCAGCACGTTTGCGCGCCTTGCGTTCTTCGGGCGTGAGTATAGGGCGCGGCATGAGTCTCTCCCTCAGTCGAGAGCCCTCAGTGTAGGATACGACGTAACAGCCTGCTGAGACAGGTTTTCGGGTAGCTTGCCCTAGTTACGTCGCCTCTGGAGTATACCAGAGGATACATAATTATATCCCTTATCGGCTGTTCTCTCCACAGCATTACTAGCGTGCAGGTTCTCTCCACCGCACGAAACATCGGTGCTAACCTACATATAGTTTGGAGAGAATTATGCCCAATGCTATCCTAACAATTGGGATGGTAACCCGCGAGTTGCTAGACTGCTTTTCGAATAATTTGGTAACCGTGAAGCACATCGAAAGAAAGTATAGTTCAGATTTCGCCCAGCCCGGAGATAAGATCGGGCCGTCGCTCCAGATTCGTCTCCCGGCTCAACTGCGCACTACCAGTGGTGCAGCGATGGGAACGATACAGGATTATGTCGAGCAGTCATCGACGTTGACGATTGATCAACAGGAGCACGTTGACCTTCAATTCGGCTCCTATGAGTTGACCCTCAGTATGGACGATTGGAGGTCGAGAGTCGGCAAGCCCTCGGGCATTGTCCTGGCCAACGTGGTCGATGCCTTTGCGTGCGGCCTCTACTGGGCGGTCCCCAACGCCATCATGAGTCCGGCCACGGGCACCGATAAGTGGCTGGCCTATCTCCAGGCCGGTGCCCTTCTCGCCGATAACGGCACGCCGCAAGACGGCGAGTGGTACGCCGTGCTCAACCAGTGGGAACAGGCCGCCGTGGTCAACGGGAACAAGGCCCTGTTTGAGTCCTCACCAGAGCTGCGTCGGCAGTATGAGCGCGGGCTGATGGGGCAGTCGGCTGGCATGACGTGGGCCTGGGATCAGAATATTGCGATGCACACGACCGGGGCCAGAGGCGGCGCACCGCTTTATGCCACGACCGTCACCGGTGGCGCGTCGATTACCGTGTCTGGTTTCACGGCTGCGGCAGCGCCCAGGCTCAAGAAGGGTGACATCTTTACCCTTGGAGACCCCGCAGCCCCGGTGGTCGCGAACTGCTTTGCGGTCAATCCCGTGTCGCGCTTGAGTACCGGCAAGCTCAGACAATTTACCGTCACGGCGGACGTGAGTAGCGCGGCCGATGGAACAGCCACGATCCCTATTAGCCCCTCCCTCATTGCTCCGGCCTCGCCAGCCAACCCACGCCAGACGGTCGACAAGGCACCGACCGTGGGACAAGCACTGACCTTCCTGGGCACCGCCAGTACCGCCTACGTGCAAAATTTGGTCTTCCAGCGCCAGTGGGCCGCCATGGGCATGTGCAGACTTGTCGAGCCGTATAGCGGGCAATCGGCCTATGCTGTGGATGCTGATACTGGGTGTGCCATTAGGACATGGAAGGCTAGCGATATTAGTACTGATCTTCATGCCTCTAGGGCTGATATCGCCTATGGCATGTGTGTCCCACGGCCACAATGGGCCGCCCGCGTGTGGAGCACCCCGTAATGGCCAATACCATTTTGACGCAATCAGGGGCCGTGACAGGCCCCGCGGACCCCGCACCAGAAGAGGAGTCCCCTATGACCGCATCCACCGACGTCTGGCCAGCCTACTACTACGCCCCGACCTGCCTGGCAGGCCGCGTCTTCGCCAGTCAGCAGGAGGTGACGGCGGCCCGCAGTGAAGGGCCATGGTCCCGCAGCCTCAGCGAGGCGCAGGAGGCGGTTCCTACGCCACCGGAGAGCCCTGCGACCCGCGAGGGCGAGAGCGACGAACCACACGCACGCCGCAGTCACAGATAAGGAGACCCCAGTGGCCGAACATACGACCCACCGCATCCATGTCGTTATGGAGGGCGGCCCGATCGCGCCCATCTTTATTCCGCTCCTGGACATCAAGGCCGACACCACGCTGCTCGCCAGCCAGTGTACGCTGACCATCGCGGGATGCCCGAGCCCGCTTCAGGTGCACGTGATGCTGTGCAAGCCTGACACAGTGCTTGGTGATCCAGGTGACAATGTGCTGTACGTCAGTGACCTCGTGAACGTGGAAGCTGGGCAGCCGTTTGTGCTGCCGGGGAG